TCTTGGAACTCTAACTGCTCCAAGTTTCCTGCAAAAGAAACATTCCCCGACACGGTGGTAACGGTTCCTGTCTGCACGACTGGGGTGTTGCCGTATTCCTCCATGAAGTCAAGGCGATACCCCGAATAATACCCGGCATGGTCAACGAATCCCGTTTGGGTAAGCGTTGGCTTAGTCGGTGCAATCAGCGTTTCAACGACCTTGGCCACGTCAAAGAATCCGTAGTTGGTGGTTGGCAGTTTGTCGCACTTTAGCCGTGCAAGGGTTGTCCCTGCTGGGTTCTTGACATCGCAGACGTAGCGGTAGTTCGGTTGTGCAATCAGCGAACCGCTGACCTTGAAGAGCATCTTGTTGTAAACGGGTGTCGCTGCTTGGGGCGACCCTGAAAGGACGGTTGTTGCCATTTTATCTTGTTGTTGCTACGCTTATGGATTTGCCAAGGACCTCTGCGATATTCTCGGTCAAAACCTCTATCATTTCGGGGGATACTGCATTGCTCATGAAGTTGGTCGCTCGCAGACCTTCCCTCCGAATTTTGTTGGCTATGTTGATGGCAAAGGACCTGTTTGCTGCCTTCTTGTCCCTGCCTTCCAGAGGAATACCCTTGAACGCAATCCACTCCTGAATGGGGCGGATAGGTGGACGCTTGTCCCGGTATTGGAACGGAGAGTTAGGCGCACGCTTGCTTGAGTTTGCACCCTTGACACCGAGGTCCACAAACTTCCAATAATCCGCTGCCTCAATAGCAACAACGAAGGACTGGTCGTTTAGGGATATCGGGGTAACGGTTATGGACTGCGAGAGGGCGTTGCTTGCGATGGCGTTCGACTTGGCGAGGTTCTGCTTTGCAAGGCGGACTACTCCTTCCAGCCATTTGACCACCAAGGCGTGGGACTTGTTCTCAATGGCCCCATCTTCGAGGGCTACACCAAAGTCAGCAAGGGCCTCCCTTTGGATATCGGTCAGTTTCTTGCCTGAACCACCAACAAAGACGTTGAACTCCATGCAAGTAAATGTACCCTGCCGACGATAGTGTCTATCTGCGCCTTGCTCGCTCCGCTTCCATCCTCTCTGCCTCCAAAATGTCGTGAATTAGGAGGGCATAATTGAGAAACTCCACCGCCTTCATTGCGAAGATGGCATCAAACTTGAGAACATCCTTATTTGCCATCCGCCAGACGACCATCAGCCATCCGTACCCTGCGAGAGGGCTTACGTCAACTCCCCTGCCTTCGTCATCAGGTGCTTGGAATAATCGCTCAAAACTTTCAAGTAGGATTCTGAACTTAGCAAAAAAAAACTGACAACCCCCCAAACGTCGCCCACCTTGGCGTGTTTCTTCATCAGTTCGGCTCGCTCCGCATGGGCAGCCCCGTCGTACTTTTTCGGAAAGAATCCGAATAGACCGCCCTCCCTGCACAAGGTCGCCATGATTCGGTGGAGGTTTTGGAGAAGTTGCTTTTCGTCGGTGGTGTTTGCGTCCATTAACTCAATCAACTGCCCGGCCGTCAACTCATCCGTGAACACGGTCGGAATCCACCACTTGCCCCCTGCTTTGAACTTCCGCTTGTAGCCAAGGGCAGGCAATGCGTTCCACTCGCTGATAATAGCCTTGTAACGCTTTAGGACGCTCTTAGCGGACATCTCTCGAACGAATGATATATCGACCCCCTCAACGATTGCGACGACCCCTGCTCGCTTGTCGTAATCTCCCAGCACGCTTGAGAACTCAATGGCTCCGATGCGTTGGAACTGGTCAATGGTGAGGTCTTGGAGTTTCATAGTTTGACAATCCAAGAGGTGTCGGTGAAGTACTGCAAGGGTTCTCCGAGGCAGTCCATAACCGCCTTTAGAACTTCGGGCATATAGGAGTCGTGGCCTGCGATGTAACCGCCCGGCTTGACCTTCGGCTTCCAAGCGTTGATGTCTGCAAGTACCGAATCGTAGGAATGGTCAGCGTCAATGTACACGAAGTCAAGAGAGCCATCGGCATATTGCTTCGATGCTTCGATGCTGGTCATCTTGACCTTGGCGATGTTGGGGTAATTCGGGTGCATCAAGTCAAATATCTGCTCGGCTGGCATCGTGCCACCGAAGTCCCAAGTGTCAACGCAATGCAGTTCTCCGCAATGCAGAGCAATGACCTGACTGCTCACCCCCGAAAACGAACCGACCTCCACGCACTTGTCCGTGGGCTTGAGGTACTTTTGGCAAAGGTCAATGAGGCCATCCACCCGGTTGTTGCCCGAATGGTAGTCGATGGGCAGGAAGTACATCCGAGGCGTGTTGCGAAGAGCGTCGAGTTGTTTCATCGCTTAAAGAGGGTTTTAATGTTGGTGCTTCCGTGTTTGTAATTGTTCGTTAGGTGAAAGACCTTGCAATGCTCTGCCAGTTCGCCCTGCTCCGTGAACTCCAGCATCGGCTTTAGATTCAATGACCAAATCGGGAAAGAGGCAAGGCTTTCCCGGTAAAGGCCGTTATTGGGAATGTGGTCAAGTTCTTCGGGATTCCGGGTCAGGACCTCCTTAAGCCTCTTGGTGCTGAACATCCAAAATGCATGATAGTTGATGAAGAAGGGCAGGCTCACATAGTCCTTACCGTTGTACTGACACCAAACAGAACTGGGCAGCACCTCGTTCACGTCGGGAGTGCATTCGCCTTCCTTGTCGTCGTAGGTTTCAATCCGAGTGAAGGACGGGTACAGGCCATCGGTAAACATCGAATCGAACCGCTCCGTGAAGTTCACGAACCCCTCCTTGGGCAGCATCATGTCGTCCTCGAAGTAGGCCACCCAGTCAAAGTATTTGTAGGTTTCCTTGATGCGAGTGCGATGGACTGCGGTCAGCATCCAAGGGTGCGAGAGTTGCGTGTGAGCGTGAACCGTTACGGGTTGGTCCGCAAGTAGCCCCACGACTTCGGGGTCGTTGGTGTCCACGAAGATGTCTGCCTGCACGGGGTAGGACTTGATAGCCTCAATGACCCGGATGAGGTTTGGTATCCTTTCGGGGTTGTGGTGGTAGGCGATGTTGGCGAGTAGTTTCATGTCAAAAAGTTACAACGAATTTTTCAGGTGAAGGCCATCCGGGGTTGGAATCAAAGACCTTGGTGTCGGGTTTCTTGCCAACCCAAGTTTCTGCTCGGAATCGGTGGTCCCTTGCAGGTTCTCCAAGTTGCTTGATATGCTCGGACTTGGCCCACCAAAAGTTGCCCCCGAAGTATGGATAGCCTTCGGGGTTGTTGGCATCGGCCATGTGAGGGAACTGCTCCTTGGTTATCCAATGGCATCCGACCGCATCAACTCCTTCGAGCAGTTGCAAGGACCGTTCATAAGCGACCACGTTGAAGAATAGCATCGACCTGCCCCATAGTTGGGTGGTCAAGGATGGATTCGCAGCCCCCTTGGTGTGGGCGTACAGGTACACGGCTTCCTCTTCCTGCGAGGCCCGGTACATCTCGGTAAGCGTCGCCTGCTCCCAAGCGTTGGTTCGGGTAACCACTATTTTAATCTTCGTGGCAACCATCGAATTTTCCAACACCTCCTTGACCGCCTTGCGTTGTTCGGGTGGACCGACGATGCCGACACGGATTTCGTCCAAGACGTTAATAAGTCCGTAATTGCAGACCGCCATCATGTGTTGGTTAAGGATTAACTGCCAGTTCCCTCCGCAGTAGATGTGGTAGTAGTGGATGACTTTCATAAGGTCCAAAGGAGGGTTAGAAGGGTGAGGATGAAGAAAATGGCTGCAACCGTCTTGCCGATTTCGATGAGCAGGTCGATGATGCGTTCCGTGTTCATGCCCCAAAGTTACACAACAACGTACTTTCCCGAGTTACTGACCCTTAACTTGTTGAGGGCCACATAACGCATCGCATCGCAGGCGTGGTTGAAGGAATCAATCGGAACCCCCGTGTTCTTGCCCTCCTTATCCGTAGCCCAAGTGTAGGACCGCAGTTCTTTAATCAGGTTTGTGCTATCCTTGGTAACCTGCAATTTAAAGCGTTTCAGGATGTCTATCCCGTTCCTGACCGAATCAGGGCCTTTCTCAGCAGGCTTGATGTTAAAGCCAAGTCGGTAGATTTCCTCGATGCTCTTGGGTTCTGCTGAATCGGCAACGATTTCCCAAGCCCTTGTGATGCCCAGCGACCGCAGTTTGTCTGCGATGTCTTGGTTTGTGAGACCCGTGGAGTAGAGCAGTTCCTGAATCAGCAGACAGTCCCCTTGGCGGTAGATTGCTACGAGTGCGGTTGGGTCGTTGCTAAAGCCCCAGTCAAGCCCAAGGGCGACGAATTTCGCACGGCTGACATCGATACCCTCCACCACCTCGAAGTCCTCGTATATCGCACCTTGGAGCGTTCCTACTTGACCAAGGCCGTACACCTTCCACCAGTTCGCCCAGTAGGCACTCGTTTCGGCTTTGGTGCGGTTTAGTTCGATGTCCCTCTTGATGGTATCAGGCAGGGCCTCGTTGTCTTGATAGGTCAGGATGAGCAGTTCGGAATCGTCCTCTCGCAGTACCTCCGTATGCGCCCAAAATTCGTGGGTCGGGTTGAAGTCGATGTAGATGGCCTCGCTGGTTCTGATAGCCAACTGGTAGTAGGACTCAAAGTCGATGTTGTTGGCCTCGTTGATGAATAGCACCTGCCTCCTTGCACCTCGGAGTCTTGCCTCTTGGTCAGCCGA